CATGAGAATGATTGGCGGGTCATTAGAGAATTTGCATCAAGATGGAATGCGGTGGTTGAGAATAGCGTGCGCGGAAGAACCATCGCTCAGAGAAAATTGGTACGAGCTGGCCTACGGGTGCTATAAAAAAGATTTGTGGCCAGAATGCTACGGAGCAGTCAAAACCGCACTTAGCATAACCCAAAACCTTGCGCAGCACACGTACAACGCGGCAGCGTGGGGGTATTTACCGCATGATTTGTTGGCATTAAGTGCTCACAATTTGCAATTAAAAGATGAGGCAATTAAACACGGGCGAATAGCAGTTGCTATGGCGCCCGAGATAGAAAGATTAAAAACAAACCTTAAGTTTTACGAGGCATAACAACCATGGCACAAGCAGGCTACACCCCGATACAAACCTATCACTCCACGACAACTGGAGCGCAACCGTCTGCGGCAAATTTGCTGGTGGGTGAGCTTGCAGTTAACGTCACGGATAAACTACTTTACACAAAAAACGGCAGCGGTACTGTTGTGGCAATTGGCGGAAGTGGCAACAAGGCCGGCGGCGCGATTGTGGTAAACACAACGACGGCAACAGAGAGCTACACATTTCCTGCCGGCACAAACGGATTTTCTGTTGGGCCCATCACGGTCGGCTCGGGCATCACGATAACAGTCTCCAGCGGCCAGCGCTGGGTAGTAATTTAAGGAGTAACGAATGAGTACGATTGCAGCAGGACTCACCTCCGGCACCGCGCTGGTTAGCTCTGGCGATACAACTGGCCAGCTAGTTCTACAGACCAACGGAACGACTACAGCACTAACATTAGGCACAGACCAATCGGCAACTTTTGCTGGAAGTGCAACAATTTCTGGTAAAGCTACGTTAACTGGGTCAAGTAGCGTAGCTGGAGCAAAGATTGCCGATGTCTTGGAGACCGCCACAATCTCGGCTACGGCAGCCACCGGCACGATCAACTACGATGTAACAACCCAGGCGGTGCTGTATTACACATCAAACGCCTCGGCCAACTGGACGGTTAACTTCCGTGGATCAAGCGGCACTAGCCTGAATACCCTGATGGCAACCGGCGAGTCTCTGACCGTGGCCTTCTTTGTGACCCAGGGTGCAACGGCTTACTACAACAATGTGGTGCAGGTCGATGGATCGAGTGTTACGCCCAAGTATCAGGGTGGGACGGCGTGGTCGGCTGGTAACGCCAGCAGCATTGACGCTTACACGTATACATTGATCAAAACGGGCAACGCCGCATTTACGGTCTTTGCCGCTCAGACTAAGTTTGCCTAAGGAATAACGATGCCGTTGATCGCCACAAGAGGAGCAGCATCAGCGCAGGGATTTGGGGAGTTTGCCCAGTCCGCAGCACCGGTATACATCGAGGATGTGTGGGATGGTGTGGTTTGGTGGAAGAAATGTTGGAACAAATAAATCAGTTTATGACACCGTTCGCGGTGCAACATTTGATATATGTACCAATTTAACTCAACAGCAATTTGCAAGAACTACTGCGCTTACTGGATTTACAACAAGCGGATTTACTCTAGGTGCGGATACTGTTACTGAGGCGGTTAATAAAAGTGGAACAAACTATGTCTCTTGGACATTCCGCGAGCAGCCAAAGTTTTATGACATAGTTACTTATACTGGTAATGGCTCTGCTCCTCGCAATATCAGCCACAATCTTGACTCCAGCCCCGGCTTTATCATTATCAAGCGCACCGACAGTACAGGTGATTGGTGGTGCTGGCATCGTAGTATTGCCAATAAAAATATCTATCTAAACTATACGGATGCTGCTGATAGCGGGGCAAACCCGATGATCAGCGCAGTTAGTAGCACTAACTTTACGCTGGCTACTAACCAAAATGCGACGATGAATATAAATGGGGCAACCTACGTAGCCTACCTATTCGCCCATGACGCAGGTGGCTTTGGCTTAACTGGATCAGATAATGTAGTTAGTTGTGGTAGTTACACGGGCGATGGAACATCTGACGGTTCTAAATTTGTTTCTCTCGGCTATGAACCTCAGTGGTTATTAATTAAAAGAAGTGATTCATCCACTAACGGTGCTTGGGTAATGGTTGACAATATGCGCGGGATTGTTACATCAAATTCTGCTGCATCTAATGATGCTGTTCTTGAAGCAAACTCAAGTGCGACAGAAAACCTTGATGGTATTTGTCAATTAAGTGCTACTGGTTTTAACCCGCTTGGCGGGTATTCAAATATAAATGGAGCAACCTACATCTACATCGCCATTCGCCGTGGGCCGATGAAGACTCCTACGAGTGGGACGAGTGTTTACGAAGGAACTGTAAGAACAGGCACAGGAGCAACCGCCTCTATTTCTGGGTTGGCGTTTCCTCCTGATCTGGTGATCACTCGCAATCGTCCGTCTAACCTTAATGACAAATCTGTTGTATTTGACAAATTAAGGGGCGCTACAAAGTATTTAATTACATCTGGGACCGATGCAGAATTAACTGGCGCAACAACGCTTACTTCATTTAATCAAACAGGCGAATCTTTTGGTGATGCTGGTACTGTAAACGGCAATGGAGATAGTTATATCAATTGGCAATTCCGCCGCGCCCCCGGATTCTTTGATGAGGTTTGCTATACAGGAGATGGTGCTAATACAAACAATGTAAGCCATAATCTTGGCGCTACACCGGAAATGTTAATTTTTAAGAGCCGTAATAATGCAGATAACTGGGCTGTATTTTTACCCTCATTAGATATTTACATTAGATTAAATAGCACCTCTGGAAAATTAAATGGTAGTAGTCTGCCAAGTGCAGCAACTTCAACAACATTTGATGTTGGGAATACAACTGGCTACTCATCTGTAACCGGAGCGCAAAACAACTCTGGATATACTTACGTTGCATACCTATTTGCCTCTGTATCCGGCGTCAGCAAAGTAGGTTCATACACAGGAACCGGCGCACTGCAAACCGTAAATTGCGGATTTACCGGTGGGGCTAGATTTGTGCTTATCAAGCGCACCGACTCAACTGGTGACTGGTATGTGTACGACTCAGCCAGAGGCATATCGTCAGGTAACGATCCATACCTGTTCTTGAATTCCACTGCGGCTGAAGTTACTAATACTAACTATGTAGACACAACATCGGTCGGGTTCCAAGTCACCGCAGCGGCCCCGGCGGCATTAAATGCAAATGGCGGAACATTCTTGTTTTTTGCAATAGCATAGGAACAATCATGCAAATCAGACTCAGACAAACCGGCGCAGTGATGTACGAATCAGAACTTCGCCAGTACCTAAAAGACAACAACGGCCCGTCCTTTGACCGGCTGACCGACGAGGTCATGGAGGCCATCGGTGTCGATCCGGTCTTTGAAGGCCCACAACCCTCAACCTCCGGCCCGTATGAGTATGTCGCTCGGCAGGGCGTCGAGCAGATTGGGAATAAGTGGCACACCAAGTATGTCGTCCAGACGCTGGATGACGAGGGTAAGGCCGCGAAGGACGTCGAGGTGGCCGGATCGGTGCGGTCAGATCGCAACCGCAGACTGTCTGATACCGACTGGCGCTTCCGTAGCGACATGACACCCAGCCAGGCATGGAAAGATTATTGCCAAGCCCTGCGTGATGTACCGGCGCAGGCAGGCTTTCCCCACAACGTAACGTGGCCCACGAAACCGGAGTAAATTATGTCCACAATTATTGACGGCAACGGTTTAGTCTCAGTAGAGGGAACCTCTACAACACAGGGCCGGGTTCGGCTGTTTGAGGACACCGACAACGGCACCAACTACATCGAGCTGACCGCGCCTGCATCGGTTGCGTCTAACGTGACCGTCACGATGCCGACCACGACCTCGACGCTGGGTTTTCTGAATGTCCCAGCAGTGGGTACTCAGACCGGCTCCTACACCCTGGCAACCGGGGACGTGGGTAAGTATGTTCAGGTCGGAACCGGCGGGTCGATTACGATTCCTGACGCTACCTTTTCTGAAGGTGATGCAATTGTTATTTTTAACAACACTACAGGCAACATTACGATCACCTGCACGATTACAACCGCTTATATTGGTGGAACAGATGCGGACAAAGCAACGGTAACTTTAGCAACTCGCGGTGTGGCTAATATCTTGTTTATCAGCGGTACGGTTTGTGTAATTACGGGGAATGTTTCGTGACAGGAATTATTAGTGCATTTGTTGGAGGTTCTTATGGGCTTCCAACAATTACATTGACGCTTTCAGCGACAACAACAAATTACAATTTGTTCACGGCTGCTGGATCGCCAACAGAAGCAAAAAATGTAATTTTAAACATCAACTCTGGCGTAACAGTTGGTGGAACTGGAAGTAGCACAGCCCTTACAGTTGGTCAATTTCCAACTGGATCAACAATCACTATTAACAATAGCGGAAACATTGATGGTTTTGGTGGGGCTGCTGGAACAAGTGGAGTTGGTGGTAATGGCGGCGATGCAATTAACGCTAATTATGCAAACCAAACTGTTGTAATCAACAACAATTCTGGCGCAAACATTCGCGGCGGGGGTGGCGGTGGCGGTAAGGGCGGAGCAGGTGGAACCGGAGGACAAGGCCAAACTAAAACTTACGGAAACCCGGGCGCAGATGGGCCAACCTGCAATGCAGGTTGTAATAACGGCGGATTTTCGTTTTGCGAGACAGGACATTGCCTTCCACAAAAAAGTGGTGTCGCCTGCGCTAGTGGTTGGTGCTACAACTTAACTACCACATCCGGAGGAGCAGGCGGCGCTGCGGGCAACGGTGGAGCCGGACAAGGATACAGCCAATCTCAATCTAACGGATTGAGTGGGTCTGCTGGAGCCGCTGGAGGAACAAACGCAGGAACAGGTGGAACAGGTGGAACAGGTGGAAATGGCGGGACATTTGGAAATTCGGGAACCGCCGGAGCAACTGGGTCAACCGGAGCAAACGGAAATGCTGGAAGTGGAGTAGCTGGATCTTCTGGATCTACATTTGGAACCGCTGGCAGATATTTAGTTAAAGGATCTAATAGCGTAACTTTAAACAATAATGGCACAGTAGCCGGAGGATTAGCATGAATGAATTGAAATATATAATTACAAAGTTTGATGATCAATTAAAAATTGTAGATGTCACTTTTGATGATGGGTCTTGGGCGCAAATAAAATTAACTAACCCATTACCAAAAGACCAAATAGAATTAGAAAATATCATCAAGCAATTTGCTTCTCCCGTAGAGGCTATTGCGGCACAAATCTCTCCAGATGCCGACCTGTCATACATTTCGCCTCTTGTTGGAACCGAATACACAACAACAAGAAAATCTTTAATAAATTCTGAATCACTACTTCAAGAACTTGATCCAGAAGTAATAGCAAATTCTGAAATGTGGGAACAAATTCAATTTAAAAAACAAATTGGAGATGTATTAGTAGAATTTGGAATTATTCAAAATAACCCAATAGAAATTCCAATTGCTAATTTATAAATTATGAATTTACAAATTATTAGTGTTAAAGATTTACAAGCAACAAGGTTAAAAACTTGTATGGAATGTGATCAATTAAGACTGATGCCAATTGTTAAAGTCATGCAATGTAGAGCTTGTGGTTGCCCAATAAAAACAAAAATTCAATTTCAAGTAGCAAAATGTCCAAAAGGTAAATGGTAATGGCTTATCCGGACACAAAAATGACGGTTGCAGCAAACTTATGGATTCGGCAAATGTATTTTGCAAAAACCGGAGATAAAAACGAAGGTCATATTCACAATTTTGATCATTTAACTTTATTAGCTAATGGTTCCGTAAAGGTAAATGTTGATGGAAATGAAACAATTTTTAAAGCCCCTCATATATTTTTAACCCAAGCCGGAAAAAGGCACTTTATTGAAGCTCTTGAAGACAATACCGTTGCTTACTGTGTACATGCTTTGCGTAACGCAGAAAGCAAAGAGTCAGAAATACTAATGCCAGATCAAATTCCAAATGGGTTAAATTTAATAAATTCTGGTATTGCAAAACCGTTGTAACCAACAACTTATTGGATTTTAGTGGAGTAAATTATGGCATCAACTATTAACGCAACGTCTACCGGATCTGGTGGCCTGATCTCGACCGGGGACGCCTCCGGCCAGTTAGAACTGCAGGCTGACGGATCTACCAAACTGACCGTCTCCTCGAGCGGCGTGAGTATTTCCGGAGGCATCGCCTCCCCGCTCACGGTAACAGGCAACTCTACCGCAGGCGCAGAACTTCGCCTGCCAGAGGACACAGACAACGGCAGCAACTACGTCGCGCTGAAAGCGGCAAATAGTATTGCGTCAAATGTCACCTTCACCTTGCCTAGCGTAGACGGCACAAGCGGTCAGGTGCTTCAGACTAACGGCTCTGGGACGCTAAGTTTTGCTACGCCAGCATCGGGTGCGCTTGTTTATATTTCAACACAAACTGCATCAAATAGCGCAACGATTAACTTTACTGGAATTAGTTCAACTTACGATGTTTATGCTATTCAAATAGTAAAAGCATTGCCTGCTACTGATGGTGCAGTTTTGCGTATGAGAACATCAACTAATAATGGATCATCTTATGATGCAGGTGCATCAGATTATGACTATATTCAAAGTATTGGAATTTTATCAAGTGGTAGTTATGCTTCTGGAAACACAGGCTCAACAGATTCGTTCATAAGAATTTCTTATTCACTTGGAAACGCATCAAATGAATTAGGGTTTAATGGTTGGATTTATTTGTGGAAACCATCGGATGCAACTTATTTTTCAGTGGGTTACAGCGGAAATGGTGTAGATGATTCTGGTCAAATTTTCGTAGTTGATCAAGGTTTGGGTAGAAGATTATCCGCAGCAGATGTAGATGCAGTTAGGTTTTTGATGAGTTCAGGAAACATTACATCTGGCACATTTCGTCTTTACGGCGTAGCAAACAGTTAAGGAATAAATCATGGCACGACATCACATGGTTGACGGTGTAAAAATTCCATTTACACCAGAAGAAGAAGCCGTCCGAGACGCTGAAGAGGCTGCATGGGCCGCAGAGCAGGCCGCTAACGGATATAAAGCCCAGCGCGCTGCCGAATACCCCAACTTCAAAGATTACCTTGATGGCATTGTTAAGGGCGATCAGGCACAGGTTCAGGCGTACATAGATGCTTGCTTGGCCGTTAAAGCCAAGTACCCGAAACCATAGGAGTAAATCATGGCTAAAGACTTCCCCGATCTGACCGGCGACGGCAAGGTAACTCAAGCCGATGTCCTCAAAGGCAAGGGCGTATTTAAAAAGGGTGGGAGTATATTGACGCATGTCTGGCAGTAAAGGCTAAGTACTCGAAACCATAATGGAAACCCAATCAATTATCAACATCGCGGTGGGCCTGGCGGGATTCTTTGGCGGCTGGGTGGTCAACAGCCTCTCCAAATCCATCATCCGCATCGAGGACCGGATTGCCGAGATGCCTCTCCTGTACGTCACAAAGGACGACTACAAGCGTGACATAGACGAGATTAAGGCCATGCTCACCAGGATCTTTGACCGCCTGGATGACAAAGTAGACAAATAATAACAACAATGGAGCTTCACCTTGCCACAACTACCGGACCCCGGCGATCCGTCGCAGGTTGTCAAATCGGCCTTGGGTGGGATCAAGGAGGCAATAGCCGCCGGCCGAGAGATAAAGGAGACCGCCAAGGAGGTTAACACCTTCCTTGATGAAGAAGCACGCGCTCGCGTCGCCTGGCGCCGCCGACAGCAAGAGGTACAACGACGCGGCGACATGATGTACATCGACGCAATTAACGAGTACCGAATCCTTTTTGACATCAGGCGACAAAAAGAGCAGGCCTTTAAGCAGATAGAAAAAGAGTTTGGAAAGCGCGAGCGCTCTAATTATTTACGCAATCCTAAAAATAACAAAGGTCTGGTAATGGAAAAGACTGCAAAGGAACTGGCAAGTAAGGTTATCGGGGTCATAGGCATCCCGGCCATTGTGCTGATGGTTGGCATGGTAATCTACTCGGCCATGCAGCTATCTTCCGAGGCGCTGACTCCAATCGTGGGCATGGCCTCTGGCGTCATCATGGCGCTGATCTCCATGATCGGTGGCATTACCGGCACCAAGGATAAGGAAGAGAAGCCTGAGTTTCAGGTAATACAAAACCTAATCGCCAGACTCGATCAGAAAGAGCCGCCAATGCGTGTGGACGTTGAGGACGGTAAGGTGACCGTACGTAAGGGTGACGACACCGTCAGCATGGGAGACGCTAAATGATCACGCTACTTTCTACCCTCATATCTTTTCTGATGGGCGGTCTGCCCAAGATCTTAGACTTCTTCCAGGACCGCTCAGATAAGAAGCATGAGCTCGAGCTTGCCCAGATGCAAACTGAGCGCGAGTTAAAGATGTTGGCTGCGGGGTATGTAGCCCAGGCCCGCATCGAGGAGATCCGCACAGATCAGGTGGCGATGCAGACCGCGGTGCAGGAGCGAGAGGCGCTCTACAAGCACGACATTGAGATTGGCAAGGGCGCATCGCAATGGGTGATAAATTTGAGAGCTTCCGTGCGGCCAATAATTACCTACGGCATGTTCTCGATGCTGCTCTTTGTAAACATTTTTGGGTTCTTCTATGCATGGAAGACGGGAGTGCCGTTTGAGATGGCCATGGAGGTGCTATGGGACGAGGACAGCGCCATCATATTCTCATCCGTAATCGCATTTTGGTTTGGCACTCAGTCGTTTAAGAAATGAAAGTAGAGCAGCGCGTTATCGAGATGATAAAACATCACGAGGGCGTGCGAACACGCCCTTACCGCTGCCCGGCGCTACTTTGGACCACTGCGGTAGGCCATGTAATTGACCCGCGGCACATTGGAGTAAAGCTTGAGGATAGAAAAAATCTACCCATCCCCGACGGCTGGGACCGAACCCTCAGCATGGACGAGGTTAACCAGATTCTTGCTCAAGATCTGGCAAGGTTTGAAACAGGGGTACTCAGATTATGTCCTAATGGCCTTACTCCTGGTCGCTTTGGTGCACTCGTTTCATTCGCTTTCAACGCTGGTCTAGGTAACCTGCAGAGGTCAACCATCCGCATGAAGCACAACCGCGGAGAGTTTGATGAGGCAGCCGAGTCTTTCATGGCGTGGACTAAGGCAGGCGGCAAGGAGCTGCCGGGCCTGGTAAAACG